TACTAAAAAATTTGGTGTGGGTTATGAAGAAGAGCAGATGCCAGAACTAGGAACGTTATCAAAAATCTGTTCTGTTCCATCACAATATTTTTTAGATGTAGATGGTAAGAGAGTAGAGTTAACTAAAGAGCAATTACATAACGCAAATCTATTTGCAATCGAGGTTATGGATAAAGCAGGAGTGGTGATTGGTACAATACCTAAGGGACCAGACTGGAGAGAGATATATCTTAAACCATTAATGGCTGGAGTACAGGAGATTGAACCATTAAAATCTTTAGATCCTAAAGAAGTATTAGTTCATTTGTTAGAGCAGTTTACAGTTAACAGACACCAAGCTAGAACTAGAGACGACATTTTACGTAAAACAGCGTGGACTGAAGATGGTTTTTGTTATTTTAGGATGGATGACTTCTTTAATTTTTGTAAAAGAAATAACTGGGAGTTAGATAGAACCAAGACTGGGAATTTACTTAAAGGTTTAGAATTATTTGAAAAAGAAACACGACTAAAGGTCAAAGATCAAAACCCACACTTAATAAAAATTAAAGCTATTAAAAAAACTGATCCAACTATCAGTGAAGTAAAATATCAGGAGACACCTTTTTAATGGTGAAGCAGTTGGATCTTTGGCCAGAAGAAATAAAGGTAAGGGATACTGATAGAGTTGATCTTTCAACACTTAAAGATTTAAAAATTAAAAATTTCCAGAATACAAAAAACTGGAACTTTAAAGACATTCCTAAAGAAAAATATTTTATATATAAAACGGGAGGTACAAATCCATTTCTTAAAGAGGAGGGTACTATTTTTCCTTACCTTATAAATACACAAACTATTAATCATAAAAACGGTGGTCTTATATCTCCTAGTTTAACTAGACCAATTAAATATCCTCGTTGGAATTTAAGTTTTACACTTAATGGAGAAAAAAGAAACTTTTTAGTGACTTGTCATTCTCTTGCTGCAACAGCATTTATTGAACAAGGACACCCTAGTCAAACTTATGTGAGTCATTGTAATGAGGGACAAGTAGAAGATCATTATTTATGGTATAATATACCTAACTTAAAGTGGGCAACCCCAAGTCAAAATAATTTGGAAAGGTTTAGAAGAAGCGAGGGTGGTTTAGTTGATGGGCAGGATTCATTTTTATGAAAACAATAATATTAGGACCACCCGGCACAGGAAAAACTACAACCCTATTAAATTTAGTAGAAGATTTTTTACGTGCGGGCACTAATATTAAAAAGATAGGTTATTTTTCTTTCACTAGAAAAGCTGCATACGAAGCAGAGTCAAGAGCAGAAGAGAAATTTAAAATAGATAAAAACGACATACCTTTTTTTAGAACTCTACACTCATTAGCGTTCAGGACATTAGGTGTAAAGAAAGAACAGATGATGAAGCAAGGAGACTATAAAGATTTTGGTTTGAAATGTGGAATACCTATAAAAACTGCATGGTATAAGGAAGACGATGGTGTTTTCTATTCTGACAATGAATACTTACAATTAATTAATAAAGCTAGAGTAAAAGAGGTTGATGTATTAGATGAATATGACAACAATGAACATCTTCTAGACATCGAACGAGACATATTATACCTTTTAGATCAAGAGTTTAAAAAATATAAAAAAGAAAAAGGACTTGTAGATTATGATGACATGCTGGAAAGATTTATTGAACAAGATGTATCACCGTCTTTTGACGTATTATTTATTGACGAGGCACAGGACCTCTCACCTTTGCAATGGAGAATGGTTAAAACTATTTGGAAGAAAGCAAATAAAACATATATTGCGGGAGATGATGATCAGGCTATATTTAGGTGGGCTGGTGCTGACGTTGATTCTTTTATCGCGCTTAAAGAAGAAGTAGATCACATCGATACATTGAAACAATCATACAGAATTCCTGGTGGGCCTATTCATGAGTTATCTCAAAAAATAATAAATAATGTAACAAACAGATACGAAAAAACATATTTACCAAGACAAGAACTAGGAGACTTAACTAGATACTCTGATCTCACACAAGTAGACATGTCACAGGGTGAATGGTTAGTATTATCTTCAGCAAATTATTTTTTAGACGATATAAAAGATTTGTGTGAGTTACAAGGATGGTACTATTCACATAAGCATAAAAATTCTATTAGATTAGATTTACTTTTAGCTATTCAGACTTGGGAAAAATGGAGAACAGTTAAACACAATATATTGAATACTCATTCAATAAAAAATATTTATTCTTATCTTGGCGACAATGTAACTAAAGGATATAAAACAGGTAAGACAATGAGTGATGACGAGGAAGGATATTACATTGAAGAATGCCGCGCGGATCACGGATTGCAAACACAAGAGGTTTGGTTTAAAGCATTCGCTGGACTAGATTCTGATACAGAAAACTATATTAGAAATATGTTAGCTAATAATGAAAAAATTACACAAACACCAAGAATAACTTTATCAACAATACATGGGGCGAAAGGAGGGGAAGCTGATAATGTCTTATTACTTCCTGATATTACTAAGTCTGCTATGGACCACAACGATATTAATCCAGACGAATTACATAGACTTTTCTATGTTGCTGTAACACGCGCAAAGAAAGCTTTACACATTTTAGAACCAAGAAACTATGAAAGAGCGTATGTGTTATGAAGACAAATAGAAGAGGAGCTATATCAGAACAACAAGCTGTCTTATATTTATTAAAAGAAGGTTTAGATGTTTTTAAAAGCTGTCAAGACACAGGGGCTGTAGACCTTATGACATTTGATCCTGAAACTGGAGAAGCTAGGCTTTGGGAAGTTAAGACAGAGAACTACAGATTGAGTGGACCAAGAAAAGGGGACCCAATAGGCAGAACAAGAAGAGATATAAGATTTACAAAAATAATACACATGCTTTATGTAGATAAGAACGGAGAGATAAGGAAAGGAACTAGAAAATGAAAAAGAAACACGATCCAGTAAATTTCCCTTCTCATTATAACAAGGGTGGTGTTCAATGTATTGATGCTATTGAATCATGTCAAGGCGCTGGATTTAGATACTACTTACAGGGCTCAGCTATTAAATATATTTGGCGCCACGAGCATAAGAAAAAACCAATTGAAGATTTAGATAAAGCCATCTGGTTTTTAAATAAACTAAAGGAGCAATATAAATGAGACCATTACAAACACCAATGTTCACACCGGAAACAGAATGGGTTCCACCAGTTAACTTACCTGACTTAAGTCAGCATAAAGAAATAGCAATAGATTTAGAAACCAGAGATCCTAATTTAATTAAAATGGGATCAGGTTCTATCAGAGGAGACGGAGAAATTGTAGGTATTGCTGTTGCTGTTGAAGGATGGTCAGGTTATTTTCCGATCAACCACGAGGGTGGTGGGAACATGGACCGGGCAGTAGTATTAGATTGGTTTGAAGAAGTTTTAAACACAACGGCTACTAAAATATTTCATAATGCCATGTATGATGTCTCCTGGATCCGTTCACTAGGTTTCTATATTAATGGTGGCATCATTGATACTATGATTGCAGCATCACTAGTTAATGAAAATAGGTTCCGTTACACACTTGATTCAGTTGCAAAAGATTATGTAGGCACAGGTAAACATGAAAGATTATTACAAGAAGCTGCAAAAGATTGGGGTGTTGATCCTAAAGCAGAGATGTGGAGGCTACCTGCACCATTTGTAGGTGAGTACGCAGAAAAAGATGCAGAGATAACTTTAAAGTTATGGGCTGCCATGCAACACGAAATTTCTAAACAAGATTTGTGGGACGTGTTTAATTTAGAAACTAATTTATTTCCATGTCTAGTTGATATGAAATTTAAAGGTGTACGTGTTGATATAGATGTAGCTAACTCACTTAAAGAACAACTAACTAAAACAGAAAAAAAACTACACCAAGATATAAATAAACTAGTTGGTTTTGATTTAGAAATCTGGGCCGCAGCATCTATTGCTAAAGCATTTGATCATTTAAAAATGCCATATGATAGAACTGAAAAAGGTTCACCATCTTTTACCAAGAATTTTTTAGCTACTCATCCAGCAGAACTTCCAAAGTTAATCAATAGCGCACGAGAAATTAATAAAGCTAACACTACATTTATTGAAACAATACTTAAGCACGAACACCGAGGCAGGATCCACGCTGATATAAATCAGATTAGATCTGATCAAGGTGGTACTGTTACTGGACGATTCAGTTATAGTAACCCTAACCTCCAACAAATTCCAGCACGGCACAAGGAGCTCGGACCGCTGATTAGATCTATATTTATACCAGAAGAAGGATGTAAGTGGGGATGCTTTGATTACAATCAACAGGAACCAAGAATCTTAGTACACTTTGCATCACTGATGAGACTAGAAGGAACATCTACTATTGTTGATGCTTATAAAGATGACAGCGCAGACTTTCATGAAATGATAGCAGAGATGGCTGGCATTAATAGAAAACAAGCAAAAACTATTAACTTAGGAATTATGTATGGCATGGGTAAGAATAAACTTATGGCAGAATTAGGATTATTAAAAGACTCCGCAGAAAAACTTTTAAAAAATTATCACATGAAAGCACCGTTCGTTAAGATGTTATCAGAAGCCGTGAGCAGACGCGCCAATGATAGTGGAAAAATTAGAACGATTGGTGGCAGACTGTGTCATTTCGACATGTGGGAACCCCATGGTTTTGGAATAAAGAAACCACTACCCCACGCTGATGCTCTCAGGGAGCACGGACCGGGGATTAAACGCGCGTTCACATACAAGTCTTTGAACAAGCTGATTCAAGGATCAGCTGCGGACATGACAAAACAATCCATGTTGGCCTTGTATAGAGAGGGGGTGATTCCTCATATACAAATACATGACGAGCTTGATATATCAGTGGAAAATATGGCGCAGGTCGAAAAGATTAGCAAAATTATGGAGTCAGCGGTAGAATTACAAGTTCCAAATAAAATAGATTACGAAGAAGGAGAAAACTGGGGTGACATACACTGAAAAAGATCCAGTAGAAATTACACTTGGAGTGTGTGATATTTGTAACAGTTATGTTCCTTTTATACGATTAGTAACAAAAGGTGAGAAAAGAGTTTATCAATGCATGACGTGTAGATCTAAACATACCCAACATGTAAATGGCAAGGTAACATTTAATTATTTAGAGGAAAGTTATACTTTTAAAGCACCGAGAAATTAGTGAGGAAAACCAACAAAAATGTCGGTAACTATAGAAAAGTTACCGACATATGAAGGTGAGAAGATTTTTGTATAATAAATTAAAATAAACTCTTGTCAAATACAATAATTGCTCTATATAGTCCCATAGAATATGATAATAAAGGAGGAAAAAATGCCAGACATAAGTCGATTTAAATCTGTATCAGTATCAACCGGTACACATATGAAACTAATAGATTTAGCTCATAATCGTTTCGAAGTACCAGTAAGTGTACAAAAAGTGATAGAGTTTTTATTAGAAAAAGAGATGAGGAAAAAAAATGGTAGATCTAACGGGAAAGCACGACGTTAAAGCTATTTGCCCCCGTTGTAATGGTAATGGCTTTATTAAGATTGTAAGCACCCCAGACTTAGTTGAGTACGATTGTCCTCAATGTGAAAGTCAAGGTGAAGTAACACTGCCTGCAGATAGGTGCCGAGAAAACGTAGAAGGCGGTATTGAAGCGCATGGTAAAAAATCAGGGGAATGTATATGAGTGACTATTTATTATTTTTAAGTAGAATAGAGGCACTGCGCCGGATGGTAGCAACAGCTCCTGAAAGCGCTAAGCCTATATGGCAAAAACATTTAGATGCTTTAATAGATGTAAGATCGGAGGTAGCACATGAAAGATTTCAAGCTAACGCTCGGAGCGTATGCTAGTGGTATAATTGTGTGGACAGTTTTAATCTGCACAGCAGCATTAATGATTGCAAATATTGTCACTATATATAATATACATATTGTCATAGATACTATATGGCACGAGATTGCACAGGTGAAAGATACAAATATATCACTGTACCAATTTATCGAGGCACATAAAGATGACTTTAATTAAGGAAAATACTAAGGTGAGAACAGAGATTCCTAATAGGATGATGAGTGCAACTTTCGCTCTTCCGATAGATAATCGGAAGGTGATAGGTATTGTTAATTACG